CCAAGCAGGCATGACTGGTGTGACCTGCACTTGGAACGCAGCCTTCGCCCGCTTTGAGCTGACCTCTGCAACGCTCGGTCCGACCTCTGCTGCTGGCTTCCTGGTGGCCCCCACGGCTGGCACTGACATTTCCGCCCTGATGTCTTGCGTAGCTGGTGCTGGCGGCGCGTACGTGTTCAGTGGTCAGGCTCTGGAAACTGCGGCTGCTGCTGTTGCCCTGTTCGACTCCCAGTTCGGTCAGCAGTGGTATGGCCTGAACGTGCCCAGCGCCGTCAGTGCTGACCACCTCGCCATTGCGGCCTACATTGAAGGCGCAACGAGCAAGCACATCTACGGCATTACCACCGCAGATGGTGGCGTCTTGGTCGCAGCAACCACGACCGACATTGCCTACCAGATGCAGGCGCTGGGCTATCAGCGCACGCTGGTGCAATACAGCCAGTACAACACCTCTGCCGTGGTATCTGCCTTGGCTCGCATCCTGACCACGGACTTCACCGGCAGCAATACGGTGATCACCCTGAAGTTCAAGCAAGAGCCAGGTGTGGTTGCTGAAACCTTGAATCTGACGCAGATCACCGCGGCTAACAACAAGAACTGCAATGTGTTCGTTGCCTACAACAACAACACCAGCATCCTGGAACAGGGCGTGATGGCCTCCGGCTCGTTCGTCGACATCATCACTGGCACTGACTGGCTGGCCGTCACGATCCAGACTGCGATCTACAACCTGCTCTACACGAGCCTGACGAAGATCCCCCAGACCGATCAAGGCATGCAGATTCTGACTACCCAGTGCGAAGCCGTCTGCACGCAAGCTGTGATCAACGGCCTGCTGGCCCCCGGCGTCTGGAACAGTGGTGGCTTCGGCAACCTCGCGCAGGGTGACTTCATGCCCAAGGGTTTCTATATCTGGTGCCCGAAAGTTTCGACTCAACTGCAAAGCGACCGTGCTGCTCGTATCGCAGTGCCAATCCAGATTGCAGCCAAGTTGGCAGGTGCTGTGCACTCGGCCTCCATCGCCATCACGGTTAACCAATGAACCTCACAACCTAAGGAAGTTATCCCATGAGCAACGTATATTCTTTTCTCGACATCAACGCCACCATCGTCGGTCCCGGTGGCGCTTTCTCCTTGGGCAATGGCGCCGCGGTTTCCGAGGAGGGCATTACCATCGCCGCCTCCAACGAAATCGGTGCCATGCAGATCGGTGCTGATGGCTACGGCCAGCACAGCCTGCACGCCGACAAGTCTGGCAAGGTCACCATCCACTTGCTGAAGACCAGCCCGGTCAACAAGCTGCTGAGCGCCATGTACAACTTCCAGACGGCCTCTGGTGCTGCCTACGGACAGAACACGATTGCCCTCAACGACTCAAGTCGCGGTGATGTTGTGACCTGCATGCAGTGCGGCTTCAGCAAAGTGCCGGACCTGACCTACGGTAAGGAAGCCGGCATGAACACCTGGGAATTCAACGCCATCCGGATCGAGCGGATTCTCGGCGCCTAAGCCCAACCACCTGGAGAACTAGAACATGAACACAACTGAAATCACCGTCAACGAGCAGACCTACCGCATTGGCAAACTCAGTGCGCTAGGTCAGTTCCACGTCAGCCGGCGCCTTGCGCCTGTGCTGGCAGCAGTGGGCATCAGCCTGCAATCCTTGACGCAGGGGATGAAGGCTGACCTGTCTGACTTCACCACCACGCTCGGCCCTGTGGCTGACGTGATGAGCAAGATGTCGGACGAAGAAACCAACTACATCATCTTCACTTGCCTCAATGTGGTGGGGCGCAAGGATGACAATCGCTATGCACCAGTGTCTCAGTCAGGCACCATCATGTACCAAGACATCGACATGCCAGTCATGCTTCGGCTGGTGATTGCGGTCCTGCGGGAGAACCTGGGAAATTTTCTGCAGGGGCTGAGCGGCGCCTAAAGCTGTCGAGGCTCCTGACCCCACGAAGCAGTGGGCCTGCCTACCTTCACATGATTGGGGAGGAAGACTGGATCTTCCGTCCCGTCATGCGTGGCATGCTCAAAGCAGAGAGCCTGTTGGATGGCTCGGTGGACCTTGCGTTCATCGACCTCCTCAACGAGGCCATTGAAATAGAAGCAGAGAACACGTACCGCGGGCAGCAATACCAGCGGTCACTTCAAACCTAAGGGCACAACATGGCATCAGAATCCGAAATCCTACGGGAGTATCTGGTCTCCCTCGGCTTCAGAATAGACGAGCCGGGGCAAAAGAAGTTTGACGTCGGACTAGGCAAGCTGAACATGACTGCTATGGGTCTGGGCAAGACCTTGCTGGGAGTAGCAGTCGCCGCTCAAACGATGGTTGGCATCTTCGCCACGCAGATGGAGAAACTCTACTACTCTGCGAAGAAAGCCGACAGCACGGTGGCGAACATGCAAGCCCTTGAGTTCGGGGCCAAGAACATCGGCATCAGCGGTGACGCAATGAAGTCCTCGCTTGAGGGAATGGCCAGAGCCATGCGGAGTAATCCGGGGCTGGCCGGCCTGCTCAACAGTCTGGGGGTTGAAGTCAAGGGCCGGGACAAAGCAGACGTCATGCTTGACCTTGTCACCCAGCTCAAGAAGATGCCATTCGCCGTAGCTGAGCAATATGCCAGTATGTTTGGCATTGACTCCGACCAACTCTTCTTGATGGAGGAGGGTCTGGACAAGATGAAGGAGGCCATCGCCGAACGCAAGAAGATGGCCGCAGAGTCCGGGCTTGATATGGACAAGGCAGCGGAGGCCTCACTGGTCTATTCACGTGCCCTGACTGAAATGGCCACGCGCATGGACATCCTTTACAAGATGTTGAGTGTCCAGCTGCTTCCCAGCTTCTTGGGCTTCACAGTGGCGATCAACGAGAACCTTGCTTCCATGACCAAGTGGCTCGGCCAGTTCAAGACTTTGGGTGACGCTTGGGATTCACTCATGCATCCCAAGAAGGAAGAGCCAGCAAAGCCCGGCGAGCCAAAAAAGAAGAAAACGTTCTGGGAGTGGGCCACAACTGGCCCCACCACTGGGACGCCCTACACACCAAAGAATGCAGTGCCCCCATTGCGGCGAGGAAAGCTCCTGCCGGTCGATCAGGGCATGGGTGGGCATACTACGCAGCATCCGAATTTAAACGCTCCTGCGGCCGTTCCTGCCACGCAGCCACAGGGCAAAAACGCTTCTAAAGACTTTTCTCCAGAAGTGCAAGCCAAGCAGGCACATTTGGCGGCGCTAGAGGTCAAGTATGCTTTGCCTGCTGGTGTTCTTGATGCCCTTTGGTCTGTTGAGTCTGGTCGTGGCAAGAACAAGCTGAGCAGGACTGGTGCGAAGGGGGACATGCAGTTTATGGACCCCACAGCAAAAGCATATGGAGTGGATGTCAATTCCTTTGACTCCAGTGCTGATGGCGCCGCTCGCTATTTGAAGGACCTGATGAAGCGGTATGACGGGGACCTACTGATGGCACTCACTGGGTACAGTGCTGGGCAGACTGTGCTAGATAAAGCATTAGGGGGCAAGGCGCACCTGAAGCAAGAAAATGCTGAGTATGGTCCGAAAGTTATGTCACGCATGCCCAACGGTGGCATCCAGCAGACCAACAACATCACCATCACAGGAGCCGGCTCTCCGGAGGACACGGCCAAGATGGTAGGTCAAGCCATGGATCAGGCGAATGCTGATCTAGTGCGCAACAACAAACTGAGGGTGAAGTAATGGCCGGTCTACTTTCAGCAGCAGCAACGCTGGGCCTCCAATCCTTGCTGATCCGCCCCAAGCGGCTCATCGGAGATTTTGAGGCACAGATAACCATCGAGGAGCAGCACGAAGATGTGATGGAGATAACCGAGCAGCCTGTGGAGATTGGTGCCAAGATCACGGACCACTCCTACACCCGCCCGGCGACTCTGACCATCCAGTGCGGCTGGTCGAACAGCCCCAGCTCGCAGAGCCTGCTGGGCAGCTTGAGCAGTGCGGTCTCCGGGACCATTGGGGGCGTCAACTCGATCCTCAACGGCAACAGCGTGAGTCAGGTCAAACAGATTTATGCCGACCTGCTGACCTTGCAAAAGAGCCGGATCCCTTTCGATGTGGTCACAGGTAAGCGGGCCTACAGCAACATGCTGGTCAAGAGCCTGAAGACGACCACGAGCAAGGACACGGAGAACTCGCTGATCATCACAGCGACGTTCCAGCAGATCATCATGGTCTCGGTGAACATGATCCAGTTCGACTCGCCCGCGGATGCCCAGAAGGATCCCCAGACCACCAACAACTACTCGCACGAAGGCCTGAAGAACCTGAACCCTGCCAAGGCTTACAACGCCTCCGCAGGACGGCGATAACAACTAAAGGAATGCAATGAGCACCGCTTATGAAATACCACTGACGGCCGTAGCTCAGGACTTCACCATTGCTCTTGGTGGGGTCACCTACACGCTCACGGTATTCTGGAACAGGGCTGCTACCTGCTGGATGCTGAACATAGCTGATGCCCTTGGGGCGCCTTTGGTGATGGGCATCCCCCTGATCACTGGGACGGATCTGCTCCGCCAGTATGCCTACCTTGGCATCAGTGGCTCGCTGGTGGTTCAGACGGACTACGCCGTCGACAACATCCCGACCATTGACAACCTCGGCACTGATAGCCACCTTTACTTTGTAGTGGGGTGATCCATGGCGATAGCTGATAAAACTCAGTATCTGCGCAAGGCAAGTCTTTACGCGATCAATTACAGCAACACGGCCCTTGACCTATCGGACTTGCACTTCCGCTTTCAGACCGTCCAGAACGACCGAGAGAGCCCGGCGAACTGCAGCATTCGTGTTCACAACATGAGTGAGAAAACACTCCAAGGGCTCAAGTCTGAATTCAACCGAGTAGTGCTGAATGCGGGCTATGAGAACGCGGCGTTCGGTTTGATCTTTGACGGCACTATCAAGCAGTTCCGGGTCGGCCGGGAGCCTGATGGTGTGACGAACTACGTAGACCTGCTGCTTGCTGATGGCGACCTGGGATACAACTGGGCATTCAGCAACCAGACCCTAGCTGCTGGCTTGACCGCGAAGCAGCGGCTGGATGCCACGATCATCGACACCAATGCTCTTGGGCTCAAGGGAGACACCAGCCTTGTCACCATGACTGATGGCAAAGTAGGCGGCATCCTTCCGCGGGGCAAAGTTCTGTTCGGCCTGACGCGGGGCTTGATCCGCTCACAAGTTCAGAACATCGGCTGCACGTGGTCTATCCAAGACGGAGTCATCCAGGTGATTCCGCTCGATGGCTACCTGCCCGGCGATGCTGTTGTGCTGAATGCAACCACCGGCCTGATTGGTCGAGTGGAGCAAACTGCTGACGGCATGAAAGTGCGGTGCCTGCTAAACCCATTGCTGGTGGTTGGTGGCACGGTGAAGATTGACAACGCCAGCATCAACCAGACCTTTGCGCAGGATCCCTCTGTCACCAATGGGGCTGGCCAGCTTGCTTACAACAAGTATCAGAACAGCGTGCAGCTTTTGGCGGACATCAGCAACGATGGCCTCTACCGGATTTACGTTGCTGAATACACGGGCGACACTAGGGGCCAGGAATGGTATACCGACATCACCTGCCTGAAGATTGACCCAGTAACAAATAAGGTGAACCCCAATGGATAGACGCGAACGCGACCCCGACCCACTTGAGAGCCTGATGGTCTTTGGTGAGCGGCTGCGGTCTGAGCTTTGGACCAGCCTGCCGGGGATCATCCAGAGCTTCGACCCCATCAAGCAAACGTGCGTAGTGCAGCCGGCCTTGCAATTCCAAGTGGAGGATCCTCAGGGCAATCTGTCTTGGATCAACATGCCTTTGCTGGTTGACTGCCCCGTATTCTTTCCGAGTGGTGGTGGGATCACCCTGACCTTCCCGATTGCTAAAGGTGATGAGTGCTTGGTGATCTTTGCTAACCGCTGCATTGATGCATGGTGGCAGAATGGTTGCGGCCCGGATGCCAATGGCAACACCACCACGCAGGTGCAAGCTGAATTCCGTATGCATGACCTGAGTGATGGCATGGTGCTGCCGGGCTTTGACTCGGTCCCCAATGTCAACCCCTCTGTCAGCACCTCGGCCGCGCAGCTCAGAAACCGAGCAGGAGACACTTTCGTAGAGGTAGGCCCCACTGGTGTCATCAAGGTCCATGCGAGCGCGTCTGTAGAGGTCACGGCCCCTGCGATCACCCTTAACGGGCTGGTCACGATCAACGGCAACACCACTATCACGGGAACCCTGACCAACAACGGCCACGCAGTCGGAAGCACGCACGTTCACGGCGGTGTGTTGACCGGCGGTGGGAACACGGGAGCACCAACATGAGATACCGAGCACTAGATGCAAACGGCGATTACTCCGTAGGCACCAAAGCGCAATTCCTGATCAATACCCCGCAAGCAGTTGCGCAAGCAGTTGGCACCCGTCTGCGTCTGACCGCAGGGGAATGGTTCTTGGATACGCGTGAGGGCCTTGACTGGGGCAAGATTCTTGGTGTGCGAACACAGGGCACCCGTGATCTGGAAGTCCAGCAGCGGATCCTCAATACGCCGGGCGTCACATCCATCACCAGCTACGCCAGCGACCTGACTGGACGGGCCTTCACGGTCACCGCCACCATTCAAACGCTTTACGGCGCGGTTCAATTCACAGGGACTTACTAATGGCAACTACTTACCCACTCGCCACCCTTGCGGCCACGGTCTCGGCCACGGGGATAAGTGCGCCGCCTTACAGCGACATCTACCTGAGTTTGCAGGCTAGCTACCAAGCTATCTTTGGCACTGACTCATACATCGCCCCGGACAGCCAGGATGGGCAACTGCTGGCCGTATTCGCGCGAGCCATATCAGATGCTAACGACATGGCAATCGCCGTGTACAACGGG